TTTATCTCGGGAATATTGCTCATTTATTTCTTTTGCCATCTGTTCTTCATCCATCATAGCTCCTTCCCACAGTGGGGGCAGCGGTTGGCCTTCTTCTCCAATAACTGCACCCGTGCGTCCAGTTCCTTAAACCTCAACCTGGCCTCTGCCTTCCAGTTACTCAATCTCTTCAGCTTGTTCTTGATGGTCGGTAAATAGTCCTCAAACTTGGGCTTGTCCTCTTCCTCTATGGGTTCTCCTGTGAATCCGTCCATGTGAAACTCCCTCTGTCTGGTTGTGGTTTGTCTTCCTCTTCATCTCCCTCGAATTCTATGAGCCAGTTAAGGCCCCGCATATATCCTACCGCATCGGCTGTGTTCATGGCGGTCCTGTCGGCGGTTTCACTCAGGATGCTCCCGGTTACAATGCTCATTACACTTTCCTCGAGCTCCTTACCTACCCGGGCCAGTACTTCACGGGTTACGTCCAGCTGCCGCCACTGACCCACCTCCTCCTTGCTGAGATGTCTGGGCATTTTTCTGTGCCTCCTTGGCTATCTGCATCTGTCCCATCATTCTGATCCTCTCCTTGGCTACGTTGCCCAGTTGCTGTACTTGAGCAACGTAGCTCTGGAGTTGGGGCCCTACTTCCTCTGCCTCTGCCTGGGCGATAGACTTGATAGCATCTGCGTGTAGTTTCTCTATCTTCGCAGCGATCTCGTCTATCTGTGCTATAGTTTTGATCACATTAAGTTCGTGCTCCTGCTCTTTAAGGAACAGTTCCCTGCCCTTGAGCATTATCTCGGGCGGGGGTGGAGGCGGCTGCCGCTGTTCCGGCGGGATGACCAACCGCTCCGGGTCTGGGACGTTGATCGCCTGTATCATCCGCTCAGTGATCTCGTCCTCGTTGACGTTGGGCCGGCCACTAATGGTCTGCGCTATTGCCTGGGACTTCGCTATGCGCTGAACGTCCGAGGACATGGTAGGATCTGCCACCGGGACTACATCCAAGTCCTGTACATTGTAGTCCTGTAGCCCTACGGTCTGCTGCGTGTCCATCAGACGGAAATACTTCTCCTCGTCCATATACACCGCATTCAGAGCAAAGAGCTTCCTGTACTCCTCGCCCATCGACCGGAAGATGCGCTTGTAGATAGCACTGAATACCTTCAGACCCTGTTCGATCAGAGCCAGGATCGTAGTAGCCGGCACGTTACTGCCAGGAGGCTTACCCGTCAGAATGTCCTTCACGGTGCCTATCTTCTCGCCGGCATCTATTAACAGCCCCAGCATCTGAAACAGTACCGCAGAGGGCTCCTTCGTGGGCAGGGGCAGTACCATATCCTGTAGCCTTTTACCGCCCACCAGCTTTACCTCAGTCTTGCGCCATTCCCCGGGACTAAAAGCCTTTACACCGCCTTTCTCCCGCAACCCCTTATCTATCCAGCCTGATTGCAGGTTGTGTAATGTGCCCGCATCTATCAACTGGTTCATTATCACGTTGATACTCTCGTTGATCGGATACAGCAGTATCCCGAAGCCAATGTCGTAAATGCTGCCGTCCGGGGCAGGGATGAACCCAAACTTAGTGAAATACTCCGTGGGCTTGATCCGCACCAGCTTGCCAGTATCGCTGAACTCTATGCCCGTAACCTCGAACCGAGGGACGATCCTGACTACCCGGGCCAGATCCTTGTGGCAGGTAACTATGTACGGCTCCTCGTATCCGTCCCCGTCCAGGTCCAGCCACCGATGCTGCTCAAGGAACTTGTGCGGGGCATCCTCCTCACCGGGATGCTCGGCATCCTCGGCCCTCGGTAGTTCACGGTCCAGCCATATTCCCCGTGCTATGCGCTCGTAGATGTCGTTCTGATAATACTCGAGCACATGGGTGATGCGCCTGACCGTATGCATATTCTTGGCCTTGTAGTGGATCACAACGTCATCAGCCAAGCACAGATCACTCCGGTTTACCTTCTCGATATTGTCGAAATAGGTCTTACGAAAGCACATGCCGGCCACCGGGAGTACATGTAGGAGCTTGTCTGTCTCCTCCTCCCAGCCGTCCATCTCCTCCAATAACTGCCAACTCATATGCTGAGAGATACGGGTAGCTATCTCCTGCTTCATGTTATCGGGGTCTTCGCCCTGCACCCGGCACTTGACTATCTCCGAGCCCTGCACGATCTCTGGGTATGCCCGGGCGGCAAACTGTATGGCGGCCGTGGTTATGAGCGGATACTTAACACTCGAGGCCCTCGGCCAGGGGGTGTTCTTCTGCTCCAGGGCCTGCTTTGCCAGCTTCATGCCCTCTCTGTTCAGGTCTTCCCACTCTGCCCGGGAAGTCTTGTCTATATCGTATTCCCGGGTGACTCGCTGCCCAATACGGTCCAGATCCTGCGTGGACAGTAACTCCGCTACGTTGTGATGCGGCTTGCCGTCCCCTTCGGGGTTCAAGCACTTCGCTATCCAGGTCGTAGGCTTCTTACGAGTCTCTACGTCCGTCCTGGCATCCGGTATCGTTGGGGCTGGGTTTGCCATCAGTATCCTCCTACCCTAGATCTGCCCAGGTGCTCCTCTCTGTTTATCCTGTCCCGATACTCATCGGGGTCTTCCTCTGGCGGCGGCAACTCGGCCAGGTCCAGCCCTGTCAGAATCAGGTATCTCGTAGCGTCCATCAGATGATCGCCTTCCTTCACGACCTTGCCGGCCTCGTCCCTGCGGTACAGCCGATACTCCGTGAGCCAGTTGGTGAGAGTCCTAAACACCTTCAGCTTGCCCGTACTAAGCCTCGTCCAGACCTTATAGATGCCTCCCTCGAGGGCGTTATCGGCCAGCTCGAGGTTCAGGCCCAGGTCCAGGTAGTCTTCAAATAGCCGAACCCCGTCTCGTTGGCCTCTCCCTCTTGCCGATGGGTCTATGACCCCGGGCACCCAGGTTCCCCTGCTCTGTATCCCATGGGCGTGGATCGGGGGCTCGGCTTGACCCTGATAGTATTCCGAGTACAGATACACGGTGTCACTCTCCCGGTCCCAGGCGCCCCACACCGCAGCGGTACGGTTCCAGCCCACATCCATACCATAGACCCGAGGCCACCACTCGGGCAGCTCGAAGGGATCGCAGGTAAGCTCCTCCTCCGGTATCGGGTAGATAGCCCCAGCCCCCAGATGCGGGATACCCTGGCTCCTGGCCTTCCTCAGATGAGGAGGTATGGACCCCAGGAGCTCTTCCTTGTCCTTCTTGGTCAGGTGCGGGGCATCGTCCCAGGTAGCACGAATGACGAACCGTTCTGAGTCCTCCTGGGGCATCTCGCCTCCCGGCATGAACTGTAGCACCACCGGGGTCAGGCCCATCAGGGGCGTAAAGGTCAAAAGGATGCACCCATCTGTAGTCATGGTACGGATCAGGCACTCCCCGTATATGTCCATGGGGCATTCCTCATCCAGCCAGATAACGTCCTGCTCGGTGCCTGCAAAGGACTTACGTTTCTGGTCGTAGGACTTAAAGGTAAGCCTCGAGACACCCCCGCTACTATGCTTGACGTACACGGCCTCTACCGCATCCGGTACGTTCCCAGCCTTTTTCTTCAGGTCGACGATGAGATCCCCGGGGATGAGCCCCGTGCCCTCCTTCCCAGGCGGTCCCAGTAGCTTAAACTGTAGGATATCCCTAACAGTCTGACCCGTATCGCCGGCTGCCCACGCAGAAATAGCACGGTCAAAGACCCTACCCTCCCACCAAGGTGGATACAGCCCCGTAAGGTGCAAAGTCGTTTCATAGCCACCTACGCCCTCCGATTTGCCCACCCGGTTGGCCGCCATGATGCACCGCTCCCTAAACCCCGTCCCGGCCCTGAAGAAGGCCATATGGGGCTTGTAGAGCTCCCTACGCAACGGCCCTGTATCTGGATAGAAACGGTCAATCTTCCTAATGGACCGTCTCCTCTGTTGCTCGAGCTTCAAGACGTAGAGCTGCTGAAGCGGAGTCAATCTGTCTAATGCGGCGGTTGAGCTCTTCATCATCCAGTTCCTTTACGGTCTGCTCCAGGCTGCCCACCATGATCTTCTCGGTGAAATCTGCTTGGCTCTTGCCCAGGAGCTCTGAGGCTTTGAGCCGGTCTGCGTCCCTCTTGGCATTCTTAGCCATGTTTGACCATAGCTCCTGTCTCTCCTCTCTGGTCATTATCTCCCTCTTAACGGCCTTTAGCTCCCTGTTACTGACTGCTTCTCTGATGGTATCATTGGATAGCAGCCGTGTACCAGCCAATTTGGGATTCTTATATCCTGCCATTCTGGCTGCCTCAGTAGCATTCCCGGCATAGCACTGCACAAACCGGAGCTGGCGGTCATTGAGTCCTTTTTTACGCTTCCCGCCATTATCTCCCACTTATCTCCCTCCTATCTCCTGATTATCTGTGGTAGTAGTTAGCACCCCAAGATCCTCGAGGGTATAGAGTTCTGATCTCGAGATACACATCCCGGCGGCCAGGGCGGCCAGGATAGCACAAAAGAGCAATACAATCAGCCAGTTATTCATTTTGCGTTCAGCCTCGCTTTTTCGTCCCTCAAGACCTCGAGTTCGTGCTGCGCCTCGTCATAGCACATTCTCTCATCTGTGGAACATTGGCCGGCATCGCATTTGGCCTTGAGCATCATAATGACCTTTTTTTGGAAGAGCATCTCCTGGTTGATCTCTGATCGGTCAACTCTGCGCCATAGTTGCTCGAGCTTGGCGTTTGGGGCGAAGTAGAGTATACCTGCGGCTACGAGTGCCACAACCCCTAGGAATGCCTTCACATTTTTCCAATCGAACATGGCGGTCATTTTTTTACTTGACAAATTTTGCAAAATATGATATGTACGGTGCTACCTACTGAGAATTGCACATCGAGTTACAGTTACTTCGTAGGAGCAGCCTTCTCGATTTTGTGAGCGATGCCAATCCCTCCGAGCGCAGCCCCCAAGCCAATGAGAGTCTTTCCGATACTCTCCTGACCTTCAAACAGGGGCGGGATCGTAGTCATCACGGTGCCGATGGCGATAAGGACCATACCTGTAATGGACTTCCAGCCTGTGATCATGTGGGTTCTCCTTCCTTGTCAGGGTTCTTCGAGTCCGATACCATGTTGGATACGCCACGCCTTGTCCTTGAGCTTCGAGGGTCTGATGTTCCCGAACCGTTTGAGGATGTCCGGATCTGGGGGTGGTGGAGGAGCTGGGGGTGGCGGTTCCGGGATCTTGGGTGCTGTGTCAACAACAGCAGTGGTTGTTTCATCAGGCAGAGGGGTGCCGTTTTTCTTGATCTTGCGTGAGTGTTTGGCTGTTTCTGGGACGGGTTTTTTCTTTCTGAGTGCGGCTGTCATAGTTTGAGCCCCCTTACATCAATGGTTATGGTTTCATAGCCGGCGGTGGCTTCTCGAAAGTTATCGCAAGCCAGTCTAGAGCTAAGGACCGCCCGTCGGTATCGAATCTGTCCAACCTGGAGACCAAGGAGGATACATCCTGTCGAGTCCTTGCAGGTGTTTCCAACATGGACGAGAATTTCAGTGCGGCCCGGTACATCGAGGACTTGATATGTCTCTCCGTATTTTGGGCTGTTGATACGTTGCGCCTCGTAGATTCCCTCTGGGATACATGAGACGGACTTCTGGTTCTCCCGCCACGGAAGTTCGAGAGTATAGCACTGAATAGCCCCGTCAAGGGCGAGGATCCCAATCGTTTCATTGTCCCCGTACTCGAGCCTGACGATGGTGCATCTCATTTCAACTCAAATAGTTCATACATGACGTACTATTTTTCTTTCTTGGGTTTCCATCCTGTTTTCCGAAGGGTGCCGTAGACGTATCTATCGGCCCTCTCGCCCTTGAACCCCTTCTTTTTGGCTTGTTTCTTGAGTTGCCTTTCGAGCTTTTTAGGCATTTCTTCTCCTGCTTTTGCCGGCCCGGGCTCTGGGTGGATAGTAGGCTCCCCTCTCCCGGCCCGTGGGGACGAGATGTGCTGCCTCCTCCTCTTTTTGGTTCTTCTTTGTTTTGAGTTCCTTGATCTTGGCCCCGAACCAGCTGTCAACTATCTTTCTCAAAACCTGTAAGATCCAGATCTTTATACGTTTTAGCATCGTCGTTGCCTGCGTGTCTGGCTACATAATCCTGATCCTTCCAGGCGTACCGCTCTGCCATGGGCAATATTTCCTGATGCTCGATTCTGAGGGGCCTGAACGTGGCCTGACAGAGGCTGGTGACCTTATAGGTAGGGAAATTCCGACAGGAATCGACAACGACATTAACAGCCCGGGCCTCGGGCCAAGTCTCGACGTAGAGATGGGATTCCTTGACAAAGAGGACGGTGGACATCCCCGGTTCCATCCAGCAGGAATGAGCGGTGAGGGGATCGAGTCGCAGGTAAGATGCGAGGCGGTATAGGAACCGCTTCTGGTACAGGGCGAGATTGGCCCTGCGCCGATGCCGGCCAATGCCAGACATCCAGATCTTGAGGGTCTTGCCCCGGTTATGTTGGGGTCTTCGGATTGCCCCAAGCAGACTACCTCCTATGCCATCCCTGCCTCCTTCATACCCTTATGGTAGTTGGGTTCCTAATATAGGGTGGCTAGGGCAGCATATATGGTACATCAGTTGGGGAGTCTACTATATCTTGTATTTAAGTGCTTGTCAAGTAGAAAATCGTTCGAGAGGTATGGGTTGCTATTCGTCTATGACTCACTAGAGGTCAATGGGGTTCTTGTTGAGATTGAGTGGATTGCTCTCGCTTTTCGTTGTTGGGTTTCTAAAACGCCGTGGCTCGCTTCGCATTTAATGGGTTTCTAAAACCCCGTGGCTCGCTTCTAAGTATTGGTGTTCTGGCATGTCATGGCTCGTTCAAGAGGCTTGGTGTGCTGGCATTTCTTGGCTCGCTTCTTCCTGATGGGTTGCTTCAACCAACTGACTCGCTTCCATTCTATGGGTTTCTAAGAGCAATTGACTCGTTTCTGTCTTTTGGGCTCCTTTAGCGTAGTGGCTCGATTCTGATTGATGGGTTACTCATACTCATTGGTGATGACGGGCCACCCTCGTTCCTCTGGCCTCACGATGTGTGTATGTCCCAGATGCTCCTGTACATATGGGTCACTAATAGGCAGACCCCTGATCTGTCTACCTACAAGCCAATAATGACACAGAAACAGCTTGGTCATCACCCGCATGGCATCCCCGTGTCGATGAGATTTCATCGTGTCCATCCATAACATTTCGACCAGATGTCCCTGCCGATTGCGAGTCTTGACCATCTTCTGGCTTGCAGATGTTCTGTCTTTTCGTCTGTCATAGTCCACTCGATATGCCCCCCTCGTTCTTACCATAGAGTCGGCCATTCTCCAGAGAGCAGTCCGTAGTCGCTTGTTGCCACCACCCTTCTCTCCCTTTGTGTATCGTTCATGGGACGGCTTGTCATAGCCCACATAGGCCCATACAGAGGACGCATGGCTTGCCTTTTCCAGATCCACATAGGCCGTGAGGTAGGCCACAGTCTGTTCGCCTATGCCCAGGATGCTGAGAGCCGCCTCTACGAGAGGGTCATACTTTCCGATGGCCTTGATCTGTTTTATTACTTCCCGCTCTGCCTTTGTCTCTTCCTTTTCGATGAAGCCCAAGTAATCATGTAGGGGGGCCAAGTCCCCATTTGAGCCAGGGGTGTCTGTTCGCCGCTCATAGGCCAAGAGCTGGTTGTTTACCTTGTTCTTTCCCTTGAGGTTCTGCTCTCGTATGTCGATGGCGGCCTTTAGGTTTTCCAGATCGTCTGGCCTGATGCGTAGTATCCCATGCCTTTTCATATGTTCCACGGGACTGAGAACTCTATAGTTCTCTGGGCTATAGTCTCCTCCTTCTGCTTTTGGGATGATTCTGTCTGTGTCATACAGGCTGGGGTCAGCCCCTTCTGGGATAAACGGAGCCTTCAACGCTTCCTTTGCCATCTCTATACTCCTTTCTCATGGGTCTACCTCATGCAAATAGTTCTTCTAACTTGCCCTTCTTCCTGGCTTTCCAGACTCTCTTTTTCCAGTTATTCGCTCTTCTTTTCCTTACCTCCTGCATGCGGCGTTCATGTGCCTCGAGCCTCTTTGCCTCGAGCTGTCCGGTTACGAGTTCGACGAGCTCGAAATACATTTCGATGCGTTCTCTTGCCAGATATCCGACTGTGTTTTGTGGTGTTGATTGGACCGGATATTGCCGTACAAATAGTTGATCAAAGTCTCTCGGCCCCCACCTGACTGATTTCGGCTGTTGGGGCATAGTGTACCATCCCGTAGGCCAGGAGTAGGAGCGCATCCGCAATGTCATGGGTGTCTGGCACAACGCCCCATATCAGCTCGGCCTTTTTCATCATTTGCTCCTTCGAGGCTTTTCCCGAGCCCGTCGCCCATTTCTTCAGGGTGGCTGTATGGATGCCTATATGCTGTGCGTCACGCCTAGCAGCCTCCTCTATGATCCGGGTGGTAAATCCCACGCAAAGCTCGGTTGCCGGCCCTCCCCTGTGATGTGCCATCTCGTAGATGTATAGGTCGATACGCCACATGGCAAAATGTTCGAGCCACTTACGAAATCGAATGAAGCGCATCCCAGGAGACTCCCCTCTTCTCAAAGTAAATACCTGTGTACCGTACTCTGGCTTGGCCCAGCCTGGAGTCCAGGCCGCCCACCCGCACGAACTTGCGGGGTCTATAGCTAGGATCCGCATAACTATGTACCTCTCAGTAGTAGGTGGTACGATTTCTGTCCATTATCTCGGCTCCACTCTGATTACACCGTTACCCAGATCCCGCAACTGATACTCCTGCCTGTTCTGACGGTACTCGTCGTAGATAATCATCCGCTCACTGTTATGATCGATGTAAATCTCTCCGACTCTTGAGGAGTCCTCCGAGTTGAGCCAACTGTCAAAAGGTTGACGGCCCGAAGAGGGCGGGGTGTTGATGAAGTCCCTGATGATCTGCTCGTCGTTCCCAAACGCCAAAATCGCCATAAGGGTCCAGAACGTAGCTAGCCCCAGGATAATAAACCACCATATCAGACACATATTCCTTTCCTTTGCTTTCATGGCTAAAATCCTCCTTTTTTGTTCTGGGCTACCCCTGATATAGGGCGGCCTGCGTTTTCTCTGGGGATAGGCCCCTAGTACCCCCTGGAGTTCCCAGAATCGTTTTCTGTGGCTGGGCTCTGCTTGTCTGGATGCTTCC